TTTCATATTTAGCTTTTAAGTATTCTATTCTCTTAGTTGTTACTTCAGAGTAATGCCCTCTAGACTTTTCATCATGACATTTAAGACAAAGATACATAATATTTTCTTCCACAAAAGCTAATTCAGGATATTTTGATTTCTCAAGAACATGATCAAACATATATGTACGAGGTTCGTTTCCTAAATGTTTGCTACAAACTTCACAATTGTGTTGTTTATTATTTTTCCAGAAGTCCATAAAAAACTCTTTCATTAGACTTGGTTTGTCAAGTTTTTTGTGTGGTTTACTTGACATTTTAGATAAACCCTTACCAGATGATAAGGGTTTTCTAGGTTTATGGGCAAAACAATAGTCTGATTGACTATTTTTTCCACATGTCTTACATTTCATTATGTTGTAGATTGATTATCTAATTCAAAATTTATGTGTTGTGTGAGAGAAGGACCTTCTAGTATTTCTCTTTCAGCTACAAGGTTTCTATTAATAGCTTGCTCTTCTGTAAACTTCTCTGGATAACGAGCTTCTAGTTTAGCAATGTTTGTGTCTAAGATTTCTCTAAGATCCCAACTATTCATATTACATAAGTTAGCAATATACCACATAAGATCACCAATCTCTTCTTTTACATTAACTAAATCTAATTCTTTTTTATAAGCAATATGTTTTTTATACACATCAGCTATTTCTGCAGCTTCTGTTTGCATACCTAACACCATATGCAAATCATCTAATATTGCTCCATCTATTTTAGCACAAGTACGTGCTGCTTTGTTTTGATAATCATTAATATTCATTCTCTACTGTTTTTACTTGTTCAACATTATTTTCAATAACTTCTTCTGCTTCCACTTCAATCTCTTCTACTTCTACACCATTAAGTTTATTTATAACTCTTTGTTCTAAATCTAGTAGATCTTCATAGTTTTCTTCAAGGTAGTCTTTCATTTTATCCATTCCTTGAAACTTGTTTTCTCCATAAGTAAACCATGCTCCTCCTTTTTTAACAAAATCAAATTCTACAGCATAGTCAATAATCTCACTTAGTTTATCAATACCATGTCCCCATTGTATAGCAAACTTAGCTTGGCCAAATGGAGAAGCTAATTTGTTCTTAATTACATCTACAGTTGTTTTATTAAGCTCGTTAATCTTGTCATTCATTTTCCAAACCTTCCATCTTACATCAGCATAAAACTTAATAGCTTTACCACCTGTAGTTGTAGTAGGTTCTCCCATAGAACCAATAGCATCACGCAATTGACTAATAATAAATAATGTACATTTGTTATTGTCTAACAACCCCTTCACCTTCATACAAAACTTACTATTTATTCTAGCTTGTAGTCCTATAGTAGAGTCACCCATATCACCTTCTAATACAGCCTTTGGTTGTGCAGCAGATTGACTATCTATCACAATACATGATGTAATATTATTCTCTATAAGAGCTAACACCATATCATAACCAGATTCCATAGTTTCTGGTTGATATATTAATAAATTGTCTACATCTACTCCTAAAGCTCTAGCATACTTCTTATCAAATGAATGCTCATAATCAAACAATGCTGCTTTTTTATCAGGAAATGCTTTTTGGTATTCTGCTATTTGATGTAAAACAATAGTTGATTTACCTGAACTCTCTGGTCCAAAAATTTCTATAATCTTACCTAAAGCTGTACCACCTACACCCATAGCTTGATTCAATTGTAAACTACCTGTGTTAACAATTGTAAGTTCTGCTGGTTCTAGTCTTTCTAGTCCATACTTTTTTTCTAGTCCTTCTAATACTAGACTAATTCCTTGTTTTGCTTCTTTTTTCTGTTTTGCCATTTTTAATTGGTTTAATTATTGTGTTATAAATTTACTAATTATTTTAGTTATTTCCTAATTTTATTAGATGAAAAACCCCAAGAGAATAGGTGGTTCTCTTGGGGAATATTCACAATTTAAAAATAGAAAAATAGAAATTATTTTTTTAATTCTTTATTACCTTTTGTATTGTCTGTATAAGGACAAAACTCACATTTACCTCCACAGCATTCTCCACGCTCTTTAAGGTATTTCTCTGAGAATATAACTCTACCATTAAGCAAGTCATAATCTTCGCCTTCTATAAATTCTTTATTAGTCATAACATTGATAAATTTCATATTGCTAATATACAAATTAATTGTTTAACTTGGAAGGAATTATTAAATATTCATCTTTAAATATTTTTTCCACTTTTTTTAAATCCAAACAAAAAGAATAAGCAATATCTTTTTCATCTAAGAATGGCCATCTTTCTTTATACTCATATATTAGTAGTTTTGTATTTAAAGAAATTTCAAATTCTTTTGCATATTCACTAACTATTAAATTCATTTGCTCATAAGATAATTTATTTTTTAAAAATCTTATTCTTAAGTTTTTTTTAATTTTTCTAACTTTATGATAAGGAATATTGTATTGCTCAGATATTGTTTTTAGATCCATACTTTATTTGTTTTTCAATTTCACTTTCATTCTCAAAAATATATCGATACTTACTATCTTTATATTCATCTAATATAAAAGGATTTTCAAGTTTTCTAAAGAAGTTCTTATCATCTTTAGTTTCTACTGCTAGGATGAAATGGCTATCGTTATATCCACAAACCACCCCAGTATATCTAGGGTGGGTTATAATTGTTCCTTTAAACTTTTTGAATAGGCTTTCCATCTTTATCTAAGTTTAAAGTTAATAATCTGTTTTCGATTTCATATTCCACTTTAAGAATAAAATTAATTTTTTCTTCAAGCTCTTGATTAATAATTCTTCCTACAAATGGAAGAAGTTCATCAAGGTTTGTATAAACTCTCGCTAATCCAAACTTAGTTTTAATTTGAGAGTATTTAAACCCTGGAATTTTTACAAGATCATTAAACACTGTATCTACATAATGTAATACAGCAGGAATAGATATAACCATTCCATAATTATCTTCATCAATATACTCTTTGTACTTAGTATTAAACTCTTCGTTACTTCTCATAATATTTATTTATTTACGTTAATTACAAATCCACTACTATCTTTCTTAGCCATTCCTTTAGCCCTAAGTCCTATTACATGATTTTCAGGATCATAAAATCTAACATCTGTATCATCTCCATCATATACAGGATAACCATTCCAAGAGGAAGGCAAAGATAAGCCTTTTTTAGTATTAAATACAACAGCTACATTATATCCTCTATCTAATGCAATTTTACAGTCAATATCATTAGCTTCATTCTTACTAAATGTAATGTGATAATTAGCTACATCTTTAGTTAAATGATTAAGCATCTTTGTATAGTCATAAAATTGTACTTCAGGGTATTGTTCAAATATTTTAAACCTCACCCAATTAATATCTGATGTACCATTAAGCCTAACAGCAGGAATCATATTTTCTTTCTTAGCTTTTTTAATTAAACTCTTAATGTCTTTGTGCAATAATTTAAAAAACTCTTCTCTTTGTTCAAAGAACATTTTAGTTTTCTTTATACGAGCTTGTTGGACATTAGAAAATGCTCCCATACCAGCTGTATATAAACAAGCAGCAGTGCAACCAGCACTCCTCATAGGACATACTTCATATCCTGAAATCTTAGCAGGGGCCAAGTATAAGATCCCTGTTAAGATTCCAAGTTTTTCTCCTTTTGAAGTTTTATAATTAGTCGTTGTTAACAGCTTCATCTTCTATATTAGGAAATTCAATAGGTGTTATTTTATCCTCTAACAGTTCAAAAGCTTTAGCAATAGCAGCCAATTCTGCTTCTTTTCTACTATTAAATATTCTAGGATCTAAAAATTGATTTTCAGCTAATGACCACATAAATATATTGTTAATTCTAGATATATTTAAATATATTTCATTATCATCAAATACATCAAACAATGTTCTTGGCTGTGAATCAATAAATATAACAAGTCTTTCATCTGTTATAGCTTCATTCATTAATGATTGTTTAAACTCTTCTGGAATATCTTTAGCTGATTCAACTGATGCTATCATTTTATCAAAATAAAATTTTCTCACCACTTCTGTTGCTAAAGGATATTTAGCTAATAATTCATTTGTTTTCATATTATAAATTTATTTCTTTGGTTAATTCAATATAAGCTTGGTTCCACCAATCTCTTTCAAAATCATACTCAGTTAAACAATGTATGTCTTTACAAGCATTGTATTTAATATCATACATTAAAGCAGCACATTCACAAAAAATGGCTGCTTTTTCAATATCAAATTTCTTAATTATATTACTTAGTATTTCACTGTTGTACATATTCTTCTTTAAATTTATTAATGTTTAATATTTCTTTTTGTTCATCCCAACCTTCCCAAACTTCTTGTTCTTCATCAAAGTTTACTCCAATTTTTTCTTCCCAGAATTCTCTCAAATCTTCTGTTTTTCTAAACACTCTAACTTGAAGAGAAATTTCATCTCTATGTAAACCATTTGTAACAATCTTTACAGCTTTAGGAAATACATCTTGAAATTCTTTAGAAGTTTTAGAATATTTTCCTTGTCTAATTAATTCAAAATCTTTTTCAAATTTAGGATTTAGTTTATAAACTACAACAACATATCCTCCATCATAATCATAGTCTTCTACTATATCATTTGTTCTTTCATGCTCTGAGTCTAAAAAGTTTCTAAACTTATCCATATCATCGGGCTTAAAGAGTAGATAGATACAGTTTGGGTATACATCTCTATCTACATCTTTAATATACCCATTGATAATACCATTATCTTTTAATGAGTTTAAAGGAACTTTAAGAGTGGGAACCATAAATATAGTAGTTATAGTTTTTCTTACAGTCATAATTATATTAATTTATCAATCTCTTTACGAGTGTGTAATTTTAAAACTGTTGAATACAGTTTAATTTGTCTTTTTGATTCTATAGAATCATTTTTATTGGCTTTTAGATAAGCAAGAAATATTGCTTTGATAAATTGATAATCTGTCATATCAATATGCATATTCTTTTCACACCATGCTTTTCCCACTCCTTTTGCACCAGGTACACCATCTATACTATCTCCTGTTACAATTTGTGTAGCTATAGCAAGTCTACTTTCTTTTTTAGATATAGATTTAAACTCTCCTAAAACATCTCCATAACTCCTATAATCATATAAAGGTGTGTTTGGACTATAATATAAAACATCTTTATCTACAGAGCTTACTACACAGTTTCCAGAGCATTCACTAACAGCATCTATAATATAATCATCAGCTTCTCCTCCATGTGATTCAATAGCTTTTAGCTCTTCAATCATATACTCTTTAATAAAAGGAAGAAGAGGACTCTTTATAGCATCTTTTCTATTAGCTTTATATTCAGGAAATATTTTATATCTAAAATTATTTTTTCCTCCTATAAATATATATGTCTGAACAATATTATACCATTCTTCTACATTAGTTTGTATTTCTTGTAGTTTAGTTCTAGTTCTATATTTAGCTTCTTCTAATTGTTCTTCCTCTGTAGGAAACTCAATTAAAGAATCTTCAGGAAAATATGTTGATGTGTACATTATGCTATCAGCATCTATTAATAACACTCTCTCAGAATCATCATACTTAGTAGGACAATTCTTTACAGTTCTAACAATCTCTTCTTCTATGTTTTGTTTTACTGGTCCTTGTATCATATTTTTTGTTTAAATGATTCTATAATTTGTGGAACCATAGCTCTCACTTCCCTTGGTACTCTTTGAAAAAACCAACGCACTTCTACTTCATATTCATATCCATTAGGATCTACTCCTTGTGGATGAATAAGCCAGAATTTATGTTCTGTTCCATTATGTGTTACAGCCCCTTCAAACCAATTTTCTGAAAAAGACATTTGTTTGTTTATTTCAATTTTTATTATTTTATCCATATTTTTTATAATTAAAATATATATCTAATGTTTTTAGTATTAAAATACTCACCATACAGTTTCTTAAAATTTTCAATCATTTGTGCTTTTAACTGATATTTATATCTAATATTATCTGCAGCATATTGAGAGTTTTTCTTTTCCTGTATTTCAGGTTTCCAACATAAAGCATTTACAGTATCACTTGCATTGTTATAAGATGTATTATTATACGTCAAAAATATACATTCACAAGGAACATTTATACCTTTCATAGCTATTTGTTGAAATAAATCTTCATACTCTTTTAGCCATCCTTCTTCATAAATAATAGGGCTAAAGTTTATATGTACTTCCATTTTTTCTTGTAGCTTAGGTATCATTGCAATTCTATCAACAATGCTATCAGTATTTGGTTCTAATACATCTGAATACTTTTGAGGCATTAAACTCACCCTGATTCTGTGCTTACCAGGAGTTAAAGTATAATCCCCTATTCTAAATTTAGAAGGATACTTAGTAGCAAAAGTACTTTTTAACTTTGGGTGTGTATTAAAAAAATCAAATACTTGTTGCCATTGGTAATGCTTACCATGTAATGCTACATCTGTACTACATCCTATATCTATACAGTAATACTTATCATCAACTTGATTTGGTGTCTTAGGCATTGGTTGTTGCTCTACCCATTTGTTTATAGATGCTAATACCTCACTAGTATTTTCATTAATAAATAGTTTGTTATTATTAAATCTACCTACATAACAATAAGACTTCATACAACCTCCAAGACAGCCATAAATAAAATTGGGAGAAACTGCATCAGAGCTTCTCCCATTATCTTTAGTAGTTAATGTTTTTGTTTTTTGTTTTATAATTTTCATAGTTTATAACTATCTGATTCATCCATTCTTTTTAAATTTTTATACATTCTATTTTTATAACAATAAGGACAACTACCATGATTTCTACATGACTTATCAAAAACTCTAGATTTTCTATAAGCTTGTTTAACTGTACGACTCATAATAATCAGGTTTCATTAAATACCAAAACTTCTCAAAAAAATCTTCTATATCTTTTAAAGTTGTTAAAGGTCTATATTCGTTAGGAAGAACATCTCCCCAAAACTCTATATTACAAGTGGCATCTTTATCTTGTTTCTCAAATCTAAATTGACTATCTGCTGTATAAGAATCTTTCCTAGAAACATCATCTCTATTTAACTGTTCAGCATGATTGTAATGCCAAATAGTTATAAAATATCTCTTCCCCTTATCATCATCAAATCTTTTTTGAAACCCTCTCAAAGAATTATTAAATCCTGATTTAAAAACCTTATATCCTTTGTCAATCATTTCTTGTTCAAAAGAATTTCTTATTTCATTTATATTTTCCATTGTTTTCTAGTTCTATTATACATCTTTTTAAATAATTTGCCATATCTAAACATTCTTCATAAGAATGCTGTAACCAATCTTTAAGATTTAAATCAGTTCTTTCTAAAGTTGTGTTGTATTTATTAATACCAACCTGTGATCTTTTTAATAAATCTTCTCTTACAGATTCTACTACTTTATCAATCATTTTGTTGATTTGTTTTTATTATTACACGTTTTACATTTTAATGTTTCTACATCAAACAGTTTTTCTGTTTTACATTTATCACAATATTGAAATAGTGTTATCATTTTGTCTTCTTTTTAGATTGTCTAAATGCTTCTGTTTTTAATTTATGACAAGGTTTGCAGAGAATTTGATAAGCATCAATGTTTTCTTTAGTAAGTCTTTGTATAAATGGAACTATGTCTTCATAATTAGAGAGACTACCACATTCTTCTTTGTGATCAATCTCCACGTCAGCTCTTTTATACCACTTCTTACACTTAGCACATTGGTATTCTTTCTTAATACGTTTATTCAAAGATTGAGAAGGTCTACTAGCTTTTTCTAAAGCTAATTGCATAGGTTTCCAATATCTAAATCCACTTCTAAGAATACTTCTAATTTTACTAAAATATTGACTCTCTGTCATTGTTCCTCCATTTCTAGAGAGCACTGTTGTTGCTTTTCTCTTTACTACCTTCTTTGCCATAATGTTATCATTAAATTACTAGCCCCAAATATAATAAATTCAGGGCTAATAATTAATTCAACTAGTCAATTGTAACAATACGCTTGCTAATTTCATTTTTAATCTCATCTAAAGATGAAACAATAACTGCTAATTCATTAGAGCTAAGAGTTGGAAGATTAAACTGATGTTTATTAGCTTCAGCTGTAAAACCTTCTTTCACTCTTTCTGTTAAGCTTTCAAGTTCTTTAATAGCATAGCTCTCATCAAGCTCAAGAGTATCAAATGATAAATCATGTAAAATACTTGTAGCTTCTTCTCTTGCAACAGTCATAATTGGAAGATATTCATAACATCTACCTTTGTGTTGTCCAATACCTACAATTTTCATAGGATTGATAATAACAAGTACAGATTGATCACCACAACCTACGTAGTGTATTTCATTTGCTGTAAAATGTCATTTTGTTATCGTAAAGGCTTTTTATCCTCTACTTCTGGGAGTTTCCTCCTTATCCATCTAGCCTGTGGAATATTCTGATTTAATCATCAGACAGCTCAGCATATATTTTCACCCCATAAGGGTGTCGGACACTCGTGGTGGTTTATATTCTTATTTCTAAGTTTCACCCACTATGCGTTACACTGACATAGATTTTTTACTTTCTATGTTTAGCACGGTATTAGCATAATAATTTTTGTATTTGGAATACTTTCTATCAATTTTTATATTTGAATCTTTGTAGAGATAATCAAAAAACAAAATTCTATCTTTGTGTGTTGTTATTCTTAAAGTAAACATGTTTTTTCTGTTTTCTTTATTTCTAACTTCTGTATAAAGCTTAGAAGAAATATTTTCTTTATTTAATATTTCAGAAACTTCTTCTAAAAAACTTTTACATATTCCACAAATATAAACTTGAACTTGATTTGGTCTAGAACTTCTTACAGAAATGCTACCATCTCCATCAAAATAACCTCTAATGAAATGTCTTACTAAATTTTTATCTATTTTTGGTATAGATAATTCTTTGTATGTTTTATTCTTAGAGATTCCTAATTCATTTAGTCTTGATATAATTTGAATAGAACCAACATTAAATCCAATCATTTTTGTACTTTTTCTATAAGATGCTTTTACCCCCATAATTGAACATATTTTTTCAATTACTTCTTTATCGCTATCTTTTATAAAAATACCAAATCTTTCATAAATATACCCTTTTGTACTAGATTCATTTATATAACCATCACTCATCATTAACCCTAAGAAATAAGCTTTTTCTTCTGTATCAATTACATCTAAAAAAGTATCTATCGGTTTATTTTTTCTTCTATCTTGAATCATTTTATTAGAAGAAATTTTTCTTCTATGTAAATAACCATAAATATAAGTTTGTTTTATGTTATATAATTTAGCCAATTCAGGTATAGGTATACCTTTTTCTTGATTTAGTTTAATTATTTCCTCGTAAGGAATATTTGTTGTTCTAGCCATTTTTTTTTGTTATTTTAGGATTACACCCAAACATATAACAAAATTTTTAATTTTCCAAATTTATTTTAAACTATTTTAGCCTTTACCGTTTTTGCCCAATTTATTACCTTGTAATTACTTACAGGGAGGCCACATATTTTAGCCCTGCAGCAGCACAATCTTGTGTACTCCAGTTACATTGTTCTTTAGGCATACTAACAGTTCTACCAATACGAATATCAAATGTTTTAGTCCAATCATCTGTAAATCTATTCTCTGCTCTGTTAGGAAGATCGAGATACAATTCTGTTAATCCTCCAATTCTTTGTCCATGGTTTATAGGCACTATAGTTTTATATTCATATTCTTCCACTTCTCCTGTACCATCACATGTTTCACATAATTCTATATCATCTTCATAGTCTTCTTCATTACAATCATAATCATTCCAGAATTGTCCTTCTCCATCGCAATCTGGACATGTTGTTGATGTATGAGTTTTTTCTTCATACAATTTATCATCATGTACAAGTTTGTATTCTCCATCTTGTAAGAAAATTGTATATTCATTTGGATTTTTCTTCCATACAGCTTTAACCTTGTTATAAGCATTACTAATAAAATGTACAAGCTCTGGAGATCCATGAAGTGTTACAACATTTCTAAGAGCTACAAAGAATCCTTGCTTAGTAATTCTAAAGCTATTCTCTGTTAAGAATCTATACAATTCATTAGCAACTTCAGCTCTAGGATTTAAACAACACCACATAAAGAATCTTTTAAGAGAAAGATATTCTTCATCTTGGTTAAGTTTAACTTGCAATTCCCAAGGATAGTCTAGCTCTTCTCCAACTCTATCTACCACTTCTATAAACTTCTCTACAAGTAATTGAGGAAGGCTTCTAGATGTTCCTGTTAAGAATACAGAATTTTCTTCTACAGTGAAGTCTTCTAAATCTGCAAGAAGTTTAATTCCTTTCTTTAAGGCTTGCATTCTTTTTACTTCAGCCTCATGTGCCTTTCTTTCATCAGTCACTTTAGCTGTTGATATAATATTAAAGATTTCATCAAATGTTTTAGCATTAACTATTGCATGATAATCTTCTTCTGTAGCTTCTGACTTACTCAATACATTACCATTGTTTGTAACAATAGTGAGAGTGTCATTTACCAATTTAAGATTTTTATATAATGGACCATCTTGAGAAACATTTGTTTCTCCTTTTTGTTCCATTAAATTCTCTAATTTTTTAGAAATTACATTTTCAATTGCTCTTTCTGTAGAGTTTTTAAACCACTCTAAGGACATAAATTTGTTTTCCATTGTTTTAATTATTTATTTATTTAATGTGTTAAGTTACAAAAAAACAGGGAGATATGGTAGTCTCCCTGTGTTAAATTAATTTGCTAATTCTTCTATTAACTCATCTGTTACTGGTGTAACAATTTCATCATCTATTCTAAGATTATACTTCTCTAAATCCACTTTATACTTATAATATTTCATCAAATCTACTATAGATGATATAACATCATCATTGTATGAATTAACATATCTCATTAAATTATTAATGAAAGGAAGTTTTTCAAGAACATCTTCAACTTCTTTATACAAATAGTAAATTTCATGATCATATAAATTATTAGCATCAGCTAATTCTAACATTGCTTTAAATATTTCATCATCACAATGTCTATAATGTGTTTTTTGATAATCATTTAATCTATTGAGTTTATTATACAAATCAGTACAATTTCCTTCTAGTTTATAAGATGAGTTAAAAGCATGGTTATACTTTCTTGTCAATCTGTATATCAATGTAGCTGTGACAATTCTTTTAAACATTTTATTATTTCCTTCCATAAATTTATCATAAGGTATTAGGTTGTGTATTTCTATATCTTTAAGGATGTTCATTTCTCTAGTAGAGAATGTCATCACTTTAAGTTTTTGTTTTGCAAATATTTCATACAATGGATCAACTTTTAAAGCATCATCATGATGAGCATATACAGTTAAAAACTTTTGTTTAGAAATATCGGCAAGTTTTAATGTTGTTGGAACAAATTTACATTTTCTCCCATCATTATATCTTGCTAATTCAACACCTATCTTACCTACAATCTCTCCTTGTAGTTTAATAATACGTTTACCGTTTTCATCTACTCTTGAGACAGATGATCCTTTAGAATAAACTTTTTTACGAGAATCAAGCCAATCTTTAGGAATAGTTATATCATCAACATTTTTGAAATAAGAAGTGTACATTTCTTGAATCTTTTGAAATTCTTGTATACGTTGTCTCCATTCTTTTCTAGAATACATTCCTAATTCAAGAATCTCAAAATATGTATCTGATCCCCTAGAGCTTCTATCTCCAAGAGTGTAATTAGTTTTCTTTTTACAGAAATAATATTCAGGCCCATAATAACCAGTTCCTGTATTTAATAATTCTTTCATGTAAAGACGCTTATTACCTCCAAGTACACCATCATATGTATAATACTTCCCATCTTTAACATCATTTGGTTTAATTTTCTTATCCCAATAGTTTTTACAATCCATCATTTTATTACGAGATAGTTTATACATAGTTTCATATTCTCCAAGAATATAGTCTTTGTGTTTATATAAACTCTTTAAATTAAGAAGTTCAATACCTTTAAGCTTTGGTTCTTTTATTCTCTTCACTGTAAATTTCAATAGTTGTGTAACTTCACAATTTTGATTAAGAATATTTACACTTTTAGAATTAGAACTATAATATTCAAACACTTCTTTAATATTTGTTGTGTCTGTAATTGACTCATTATATTTATCAATTATATAATCAGCAAGCTTAGCTATTTTATCAAGAATAACTTGTTTAGAGTCCTTATTGTAATGCAATGTTTCTCTGTTAGGTGTAGGAAATAATCCATCGCTTAGAGAAAATCTCAAAGCAACAGGAATATTTATTTTATCTATCCCTAATTTAGTAAAATCGAGAGGATAATAAACATTATCTAAACATATATGTAATTCATTTTGTTTAGATAATTCAGAGAATTGGAATATTTCATTTCTATGAATTAAAAAATCATTATTGATTCCTTCTACATTAAAATATACATTTTCAAAATAAGCAAGTTGTTCGTTAATCTTAGTGATAAAATCACTTCTATCTTGCCACTTAACAGGCAATATCATTTTTACACCATTACATTCTGTAGTAGGTTGTTCATACAACAAATCAATTGTATTAACATCTTCTCCTTCATACATCATATACTTACGTTCTACACCATCTTTTCTGCATATAAAGTAGAAACTACTAGAATATGCAAGACCTGATTTAAATCCTAAGCCAAACATTCCTAACTCATTATTACTTGTACGTTTAGTGCTTTTACCATATTTACTAATCACATTTGTAACATCATCAGCATCTAATCCTAACCCAAAATCTTCAACTGAAAACTCATAGTTATCACTAGAGTTTCTAGTAAATGATACTATAATAGGTTTGTCACTTTCAACTCTTCTATGACTATCTAAAGCATTACTTGACCATTCTCTAATAGTCGAGCCTATTGAATCTGAATATAGATTCTTACTTAACATCTGCATCAATATCTGAGCAGAATCTAAGTCTAATGACATTCCAATTGAATCTTGTGATTCTCCTTCTTGTAAAATGTGTGCTTCTTTTTGTTTTTCTAAAATCATTTTTCTAAGTTTTAAATTAATCTACTATTCCTCCTTTATAATAATTTGCAATTGTATTATGTACAGGAATAAATTCCTTATAATATCTATTTGCCACTTCTTGATCAACAAATGCATAATGACAACCATTACAATATTTTAATTGATTGTTTAAATCATAAAATTTAACAAAAGACTCTTCTGTATCTGGCCAATCTTCTATTCTAATTAATTTTGATTCTGCCCCTTTATATTCTGCATTCCAATATTCTATTTTCATTTTTCTAAGTTTTAAATGTTATTTTCTCTTTTTACTAAAAATATATCTCTATCATAAAAGTCTTGATAAAACACATGATTATGTTGTGTTACATCTTGTTCAAATGCATTTACACCCCAGCTCCAATTTCCTGATGTTCTTTGCATTCTTTTAATACTGCATTTAAATCTAGTACTTTCTTTTTTCTTAGGAAGCTGTACTATTTTTAAATACTTTAAACTACTATAACTAGAAATGATTATTTCATCTCCTAGTTCTATTTCACTTACTTTTATTAATTTTTGTTCCATTATATTTCTCTTTTAACAAGCCATATTTTTTTAAAATTCAAATCAAATTTTTCAATTGGACTATTTTCTTCTGGAGCTTTAATATTATAATGTTTATCTTCAATTGTTTTATTAACGTAGCTTCTTGTTTTATAATCATATCTATTAGCTTGTCTATAAGTAATATCTGCATTAACTCTGCATTTTACAGATACATATCTATCAACATCTGTTCTCCAAGAAAAACCTTTTTTACTCTTTCTAGGAATTTCTAACACTTTTAAATATTTAGGTTGTTGTGTAAGGGTTAGGATTTCATCACCTATTTGTAATTCTTCTATTGTAATTTCTCTATTTTCCATTGTTTTAATTTTTAAAAAGGAATTCCATCAAGCCACACCACTGTGTCTTTTTGTTGTTCCCAGATTATTTCATTTAATTTTTTAAATGTTCCTTTTGTATCCCATTTGTTTCCATTATAACTAGCAGAAGCAGGATGAGACACTTTTAATACATCATTAGTAAATAAATGTTCATATTCCTGAGCATCTTTACCAAATAACACTGTAGGAACTTTTGTTGGATTAATAATATTTTTAATTACATAGTCTGTAAATGGTTTCCAAATATACTTGTGACTTCCAGCTTTATTCTTTTCTACAGTGAGAGATGCATTAAACATTAACACTCCTTGTTTAGCTAAATAATTCACATCATATTGATCCATATCCCAGTCTAAGTTAAGTCCATTAAATAATTCATCTTCTATACCACTATAGAATTGTTTTAATGTAGGCTGCAATTTCTTTGAAATACTACAACCAAGAGCTAAACCATCTGCAACAGGAATTTCATCTTTATATACAAAGTATGGGTCCTGAAACATTAGTACACATTTTAATTCATCAAGAGGAGTTTCTTTAAAAGCTTTAAATGTATTAATGGACTGAGGGGCCACTTGAGCCCCTCTTCCACTTTCTGCTTTTAAGAATGCATATATTGCATCACACTCTTCACTCTCAATAAAAGGTTGCATAATTTCATGATATGATTCATGAAATTTTTCCTTAAATTTACTCCAGTTCATCTACTAATTGCATAATAGATTGTTTACACAGTTCTATTTCGTGTGTAGGAAAACCTCCTTGCTCTATTTCATCTTGACATAGAGAAATAAACTCCCATATTTCATAAAACTTCTTTGGGTGAGTATCTTTATACTTCTTAGCCCATTGTACTAACTCTTCCATTTTATAGTTTATTAATTAATAATTCAGGATTTTCGTAAATATTTCCAATTACTTCTAAATCTCTTTGTGCATAGCCATTTACACCACTATGTTCTTCACTAAATAATACCATATAAATAAAAGAATTATAATCATGGCAAGTTAATAAATCTCCATCTCTTGTATTACAAATATCTCCTTCATAAATTTCTTTATCATTTTTATCTGTGAGACCTGTAAATTGCATTAATTTACCATTATCTGAATTTGCTCCATCAACATCCCAACCATATCCCATTTCTCCTAATTTCCAATTTTTATAATCTAATACAAAAACATCATCTGGAGAAAAATACATTTGTTTACCATCCCAAGCTCTAAATTTAATAGCTCTCATTATACTGGAAACAATTCTAATTGATTAGCAACAGGAAGAATGATTTCTTGTTTCTTTGTAACCATTCCTGATGCTTCTACAAAGAATGAATGAGCATCAATATGATTATTCATCCACAAACTAGGGTGTACTTCTTTCATAGAGAAAGTTGTAAATTGATAAAGCTCCCATAAACTATTAGGAGCACCATAATCATGTGTTGGTTTATCTAGTTCTCTTTTGATAATATTCATCTGTGTAGATTCAATAAACTGTTCTTCAATCATCATTCTACCAATTAACTCAGCCTGAACTCTTCTATCTATTTCAATAGTTTTCATAAGCTCTCTTTCAGATTGCATTCTTGTAAATGCTTCTCCAGCTCTTTTGATATATTCTGTAATAGCTTGTGGAGTGAAAGATTGAATTTCTCCTTGATGCTTTTTCTTAAAAGCTCCATAATCTCCTGATACACATCCATTACTACAAATAAATATTCTTGTTCCAATAGCAAACTTTAATGACAATGATTTGTCATAGCTATTCTGCCAGCCAATCTGTAATTGCATTTCATTATCTGCTACATTCTTAATAGTAAATTTACCATTAGCAACCTTTCCTTCTCTAGCAGAAGAATACATTTCTTTATCAAGAGTAAATCCTGCTTGATGTATACTCTCAAGAGTTAAATCCATTAATTGTGCATGACTTACTGGTTTGTAAGTTTTTGTTTCCATTGGTACAGCTGTGTGTACAAGTGCATTTTTTAGTGTATTATAATTTTCCATAATCATTGTGTTAAATAAAACTTTTATGTTATTATTTTTTTTCTTGTTAATATTTTTTTTATTGTTTCTAGTCCATACTCTTTTCCTAATGCAGCAAAATCATTTATTCCATCTGATAAATAACTTCTAGGAACATTTAAATAACCAAAATCATATTTTTTTGTTATTTGTAAACTATTATGTACCCCAGCTTTATCAGAATCAAATGCCAATATTTGTTTTTTGCTATTAGATTTAAGAAATTCTACATTACTTGTAGAGAAACAGCCATTGCTTTCATTTTGAACAGCACATACACATGGATATACTTTTTTAAGCACCATTAAATCTTTCTTAGACTTAGTAATAATAGCTGTATCACAATCAATAATGTTTTCTTTTCCTTCTAGTGTATCAAGAGGAACATTATTAGGCATCCATTTTGTTTTGCTATCATTAAAAGGTCTGTAGATTTTCCATCTGTCATCATATAGATATCCAAATCTAAGCTCTGTATCTTTTAGTACAAACTTCTCTTTATTAAGAAATACACTTTTAATAGAAAATACATTATTAGCTTTTAAGTCTTCTATATCTTGATGATATTCATTCCAATATTGCAGCTCTTCATTTGTAAACTTTCTAGTTACACATTGTATTTTAGAATACTTCTTTTCTTCTATCTCAGGCTGTTTATATGTTGTTACAATTGTTGTGTGTCTACTAATTTCTCCAGAAGAAATTCCTAAAGAAAAATCTCTATCTATAGATTTTAATGCATCTATGTAATTACATTGTAATAACTGTTGAACAAAATTGAAACAGTTTCCTTTGATGTTAGAATCAGCAAAATCTTTATGTGTTATTTCCCCAAACTTAGTTCCTATAATAAAAGACTTGTGACTATCTTTTCTAAATGGAGAATGACACATTTTATTTAATTCCCATTTATTAGGCATATACAATTTGTATATGTCATATTGCGATATGAGATTTAGAATGTTTTCTTTTGTTAATGCTATTTTCTTTTTACCTTTTATCATTTAATTATTATTAAAAAAGCCTCTGTAAATTAATACAGAGGCTCTATATGTATTAATAACTAATTTCTAGTAGTCATCATCATCAGAAGCTAAAACAGCATTGCTAGAAGCAGCTAAATTATCTCCTGGGTTGTATAGTTTTATTTCCTTTAAGTTAAAGAAGTTTTTGCATCCATACTCTCCATGAATGTTAACAACAAATCTTTCATGTGTCTTCAATGTTTTAGATTGCTTAGATGCTAACACTTCAAGAACTTTAGTATTATCATAGTCTACAGCATTGAAGAACTTATGAGTGTACTCAGGAAGAAAATCATCATATATATCTTGATATTCTTTGATTTCTAATTCTCCTGTTTCATCATTAGTTTTCTCTACAGTTTTAATTGTAGCTATACCTAATACCTTCTGAGCATATTCTCCATCTAGTTGTTCTTTCAATTCTTTCACATTTCCTTTCATTAGTTTTTTCCAATCTAATTGAAAGGTTGTTTCAGGATCTCTAAAATCTAAAGCACCAAGCCAAGTTTTTAAGAAATTATATAATTTCTCTTCTCCTACATATGCTTGTCTGTAGTCTCTCTTTGTAAACCAGTCTGGTAATTCAGATTCATCTGCAGCCCAAGAACAACTTCCTACATTATTAATGTATTGTTTCTTACTTCCATCTTTATTCTCTCTTTCTCTATCTTCTAGAAAGAAAGACTTCTTAAATTTGTTTTTAAATTTATCATCTTCCATCCATACATCCACTCTCAAAACAGTGTTACCATCTTTGTTTTCTGATAGATAGTTTGTTGCCTTACTATCTTCTTTCAATTCAATTTCTAGTAAGTCTTTAAACTGTTCTTCTGTTGGATTAATAGCTAACACTGTAGCTGTAAACACTCCTACATACTTTTCTTGTTCTGTAAATCCTGTTGCTTCTCTTTTCTTTCCAGTAATTCCTGACATAATTTTAATTTAATTTAGTTATAATATTCTCTAATTGTATCACTCACTAGTTGTAAGTTATTTGGTATTTTTAAGTTTTCAAACATTTCTGCTGGAGATTTTGCGGGAATTTTACCCATTTTGTTTGTTACAAAAGAATATGTACAAACATCTCCTTTACAATCAACATTAGTATAAAGAACAATTGTAAACAATCCTTCCATTACTACTTGATTATCAATCATTTTTCCTAATGTCTTTAGCTTATAACTATTAATTTCATCACCATCCATTACTGTTTCTGTATGAGAAATATAAAATATAATTAAATCATTTCTAAGTTTCTTAGCTTCTTGAATTAATGTAACTACATCTCTAGCTAGTAATGTAAACTTTGTATAACCTGTTTCTAAAGCTTTTCCAATCATATTAAATGTTTGAAGATAGTTACTATCGTCAATTACAATTTGTTTAATATGAGGAGCTTTCTCACTCACTGTTTTTATTTTGTTAAGAGTGTCAAGAATACCAGTTGGTTCATAATAATTTTTACTCTCAACATTATACAATTTAGCACTACCTTTAAACGGTAGTGATTTTCCAGCTGTGTTAATTAAATAAGTTTCTGCTGGATTAAGAAACTTAATACTTGTGGATTTTCCTCCTCCACTTTCTCCTGCGATAGCTACTACTTCTGCCATGTGTTTAATTTATTTAGTTATTTTTTTTTAAGGAGTATAAAGATACGAATAATCTTTTTAATTATACATATTTTATCCTCGAATTATTATTGTTTTTTCCATATAAAACCTCCTGCATAATTTCTTTTACCTGTGCAACACATTGATATATTACTTTTACTTAAATTTAAAGTTTTAGCAGCTTCTGTTGTACTATTCCAAGTTTTTATAAACACCATATCTAAATCATACTGATTAATAGGTATTAGTCTTTTTAAAGATCTTTTTTCAATAGATTCTTTAGACAATTTTTTACCTAGATTAGGACATAATGGATTATTTAATCTATGTATAGAAAGTTTTTTCTTTGTTTCTTCAGTATGCTTATAACCTGTTAATGATTTACTTCTTTTTAATTTAGTTTCTTCTGATTGTTTTTTACCTAAATTAATTTGCCTAATTTTTTCTTTAGTTTCATTTGAATGTGTTTTGCCTAAATTAATTTCTCTAAGTTTATTTTTTGTTTCAACACTATGACTTTTATCTTTAAAATAAGTATTACCTAATTTAGTTAATCCTATTTTTTGTTTTGTATCATCACTATGTTTTCTTCCTTTATTTGATTTAGATATTTTAAGTTTAGTTTCTTCAGATAGACTAGGAATTCCTTCAGGATTTATAGGCTGTATATTATAACCATATTCTCTATTATAAGTGTTTAACATATTACACCACCAATTTTCTAAAGAAAACAACACTTTTTCATTTTTGTATTCTTCTAGTAGTTCAAAAGTAAAAGAATTTTCCCCATATTTATTATATGCTTTTTGTAAGTGTTCGTTATGATGCGTTTTTGACTTTAAATGGCTTTTATGCCAACTTAATCTGTTTAAGACAGACTTAGAGCTTCCTATATAATATTTATTATTAATAAGATTAGTTATAATATATATTCCTAATATTTTCATTACAAATAAACAATTTTAGATTTATCAATGTTTTGTAGAGAATTACTTAACCACTTAAGTTGAAAAGTTTCACTAGAAACAAAGATATGAATATTTGATGAATTGTCACAATCTTTTAACAAACTTCTTCCAATCATTTGCTCAAGGTTTTCTCCATTACTATTAATGGCTGTAACTAATATATTCTCAAGATTTGGAAAGGTTACACCTGCTGATGCCTTCTTTAGAAGACATAATTGATTTATTTCTCCTTGTTGGAATTGTTTTAATATTGTGTCATCTTTACTCTTGCTATTAAACATTGGGAGATTATATCTAAGTCCTGTTTTTTCATCAGAGCTAAACAATATAAATCTTTTATCTTCGTTTTTAGCAATCCATTTATTCACTGTATCTATTAAAGACTGACAAGAATTTATAAATCTCATTCTCTCTAAAGAAGCAAACATTTTCTGTTGGCCAGTAGACAACATAACTCTATTGGTTAATCTGTTGCATTCTTTCTGTTCTGTTGATGTCCATTTTTTTACTCTCCCATACTCTACTTTTTTTAAGGTGTCTAATTTAAATTTGTGTATATAAATAGTGTAATCACTCACTATTCCATCTTTAATTGCTTCATCTGTACTATAATTAACTATTAAGTCCATTCCTGTGTACATCATTATATCAGAAAGTGTATCATTATTGTATGTACCAGAAGCAAACATTACATAATCATTACTCTTTGCTATTTCTCCTGCAATAGGCAATTGATTTTCTTCTCCTAATAAATGAGCTTCATCAAATATTACAAAGTCCCAACCAAATTGTTTCACTTTACCAATAGAAGCAAATGTGCAATATGTAATGTCTGGATGATAACCTATTAAATCACATTCATTCTCCCAAGATTTTTTAATATCAATGTTAGGATATAACAACAATACTTTTATGTCTTTTCTTTTAGATTGTTTTTTAATAGAATTTAACAATATTCTAGTTTTACCACTTCTAACACTTGAAAGAATAATTCCTCTACAGTTATGCCCTATAATTGTATTAATTATAGTTTCTTGTATTTCTGTTTTTGTCATAATTTCTCTTTAGGATAAAATTCTTCTTCAAATTCTCCATACAATTCCATTAATCTTATTGCACGCTCTCCAGTTAACCATTCAGCAAAAGAAATTACTTTATTATCAGTTTGATATATTTCTATTTGTTTTGCTTTATGAATTGTTTCTTTAACTTCTTTAATACTAGATGGTAAATAGCATCCAAGTTCTTTTTCTAACCAGTCTATTGCTGTCATAGTTTCTTTGTTAAATAATATTTTAAATCTAAAGCTCTTCTCTTAACAGCCCCTGCCATTCTTGTTGATGCAATATCATGTTTACCATAAATCAAACCATCATTACCTATTGGATAACCTGTTTGTTGTTTAGCTAAAAGAATAGCTTCATCTATTGTATCTGAAAATCTCTTCACCTCAGATTTAATTTGTTGTAAGTCTTCTAGTTTCATTCTTCTTTCTTTATATATCCATAAATAACAAATTTATCTTCATCTTCATATTTAGCTTGATCTTCACGCTTTCCCCATTGAAACCACATTCCACTAATGTTTGTTTCGTTAGTTCTAACCCATTCATCATTCTTGAACATGAATTGTTCTTCATTGCTCTGCTCTTTAAAGAGAGGAACAAATCCTTCTGGTTTTTCTTTTCTCATAGTTCTTTTTTAAATTTTACTAATAAAATTAATCCATACATTAAAGAATAAAAAATGAGTATCAATTTGCCACCAATAATCTGGGTGATGTTTAAGTCTTGAAAACTTAAAACAAAAACCAAACTCATGCCAATCCCAATATGTATTTATTTCTAAATTTTTCATTTTATTTGTTTTTTAAATTTATAATGTTGAGGATATTTTATAGCCTCTTCAAATGGAATACCTAAATCATAAACTCTATGTCTCATAGTAGAATATACTAAACCTAATAGTTTACATAAGTCAGTTAGACAATGTTCTTTACCATTATAAGAAATAAGTTTTACTCTTCTACAGTTTTTAGTTTGTTCTGATTTGAGAATCCATTTACAGTTCTCAGGACAATAATCTTTGTTATAGTCTATTCGTTCTAAAGAGTATTTTTTATTTGGTCTCCAGCCTAAATCATCTATAAATGTTACAAAAGATTTTTGCCAAGCTTCACAAACTTTAATACCTCTACCTCCATAATTACTATAAGATTTATCATTAAGGTTTAAACATCTTGATTTCATTTTCATCCAAATACAATAATCAGGATGTCTTACTCCTGCAGATAACATTGCTAAACCATGAGTAGTATGTAATTTAGTAGATGTTTCTTTACTTAAACATCCACAAGATTTACTTTTACCTGTTCTTATAGAATTAAAATCTATAACTTTTTCTTTACCACACTCACATTTACATAATACTCTTCTAGCTTTTCCTTTTTTGTATAAAACAGGTTCTACTTCTTTCAATATTGTAAGTCTGTTGTGTTTTGTACCAATAAAATTAGCAATATCAATTTTTTCCATAATAAATTTTTTGTAAATATAAAGAAAAGGTATGATACTACCAAATATTATTATTTTTTATTTAAGAAAAAAACTTCTATTGACAATATTATCATAGTCAAGGTCAGTAATGTCTCTTTTACGAGGCATTTCACAAAATATACCTAATTCTCCTAAAAAAGCTAATCCTATACGAACGTCATCTGCGCCATATGAATTCTTCAGTAGTCTAAGGCTTCTAAAATACTTACCACCAAACTCATCTTTAAGTTTGTTTAAATCATATCCAGAAGTATCTTCCACTTTATATCTTAAAGGATCAAATAGAGCAAGAACAACATCAGCATCATTCTGTGTGCTTGATGAATCAGAGAAGTCTTCTAGTTGTGGTTCTACATCTCCTGCTTTAAGTCTCATAGGATTAGAAATACTTCTGTTAAACTGACTAACTACTACAGGAGTAAATCCAAAGAAATCTCTAGCATACTGTAGTTCATTTGACATCTTATCAATAGCATCTTTTTTAGTAGGTTGGTCTTTTGTTGTTTTAAGAAGACCAATATGATCTATAATAACTATTGTTATTTCATTAGGGTCATTAGGAACATACACTTTGCTATATTCATCATCAGGATCTTTCTGTATAATTTTTCCATTCTTTAGAGCATAAGCTTTTAATTCTTTAGCTATACCAACAGGATTCTCTGGACCTTCTATAACTGTAATAACATCTTTCATTTTATCCATATAAGATTGATAGGAAAGAAAAAGATTATATTCATCTTTATTCATTTTCTCTGTCCAACCAAGAAGTTTATTTACAGATATACTAATTCCATGATCTAAGAATATTCTCCTACATATCCATTTAGCATATTTATATGTAGAGCTTCTCTCCATAGACCTATACCAAATTTTTAGCTTTATATCTGTTTTGTTTTGATTAGATATATACCAATCAAAAGGATTTAAAACAAAACAGTCGTCAATAAAGCTAGTTTTACCACTTCCTGTGTTACCACCTATAAGAAAAAACATAGACTTCCTAATACCAATGTATCTATTAAGTCTATCAAACCCCATAGGAATACCATTGTTATTACCACTAAGTCCTTTATTAACTTCTTCGTTTAGTTTCTCAAAACTCATAACTCTTTATATATTTCTAATAATTCATTTTTTAAATATGTTTCATCATACTTACTTTTAGCATACAGGGTTTCTTGTTTGTAGTTTCTGTTTCTGTATGGATAATTTTCATCTAACCATGTTTCAAAACTCATAATCCTTTTTCTTTTTTATAGATTTCTAAAAGTTCTTTTGTAGTAGCTCCAATACCTTTTTTGTCAGTAAACCACATAGTGTGTTTTTTACAATAAGATTTGCATTGAAGCTTTGTCCTTTCTTTTTCTGATAACCACTCCGCAAATCCAATAGCAAATTCATCTGCTATTTTCTCGCATTCGTCTCTTAATTCTTCACTTGATATTTTAGCAAAAGCTAATTCTAAAAAATTTTCTCTTAGTGTCATATTACTTTTTGTTGTTACATAAACCCCAAAATTTAGGGTTTATCTTGTTGTGAAAGGTTAAATGTTTCGTTATAGTATTGCTCATAATCATCTGCAAATTCATTAAATCCTTTTCTGCCACCCTCTACATAAGCATCAATTATCTGTTGCTTTTCAATTTGTAAGAGTTCGTCATCAATTCTTTTGATAATGTTTTTTAAAGTCAATCTAACTACCTCTTGACAAGCTATTCTAATGCCTACATTTTCTATTTCTAAAAGGGCGTCTTTTGCAGTATTTATAGTTTCTTGCAAATCCTCTTTTAAATCTTGCATTGCTGTCATCTTATTTCTTTTTAAATTGCTTAAACCATTCTCTAAAAGTTAATACTACGGTATTGGTATTAAATAACCAATTTTGGTATTCATCCATTAAATTGTGCATATCTTCCTCACTATAACTTTTTTCTTGTTCTTGTTCCAAAGCTAAATGATAACCAAATTCTATTGCTAACATAGAGACAGTGTATTTATCTGTACCTACATATTGCATTGAGTATTCGTGTGCCTTTAAACCAATAGTTTCTTCAAGTTTTTCTTGTTTAGGTTCTAACTCAGGCACAACATCTTCCCACATTTTTGATAATATTTTTTTATCTATATTAGGTAATTCATCTAGATAATGTGTTCTATTAGGTTCTTCTTTTGGAATGATGATTTTATAAATAAATGAATGTGAAGTACAAACTAAATCAAATATATTTGTTTCACCATAATCATTGTATAATTTTTCAGTTTTAACCTCCTCACAACTTGGATTATTAACAAACCATTCTAAAAACTCATCATCAATAGCTTGTACTCCATCTTTGATTAAGTCTTGGTCGGTTGTCATTATAACTAATTTACATTCTGATAAGTCAGTTAAGTAGTTAGGGAATTTATTTAGAATTTCACCTTTTTCTAATTGCCATTTACCTTTATGTGGTCTTACATCTTTAATTTCTTCATCAGAAGTGATGTAGATGTTTTGAGTTTCATTTCTGTCAGTTGAAGTTCCATAAGTATCGTGTAACAGTAACCTACCTGTAGTTTCCCCTTTCACTAACCTACTTGGCTTATTCGTTGGTATTACCCATAAATTTCTTTTCTTTTCCATATAAATATGTTTTTCATAAATTAATTTGTATTTTTCTAGTTTCGCATCCCATTTTGTGTATTCCAGCTGCTTGATTACAATAGGCACATTTTTCTGTAATGATTTTGTATCCTGTATCAATAGGTTGTAAATCTTTAACTACATACTTATTAAATCCAAAGCTATCTAATGGCATACCTCTAGTAATATATGGCCCACCACTTGGATCCACCATTTCAATCTCATCTTTTAATGATTCAACCATTGTTACATATTCAGGATAATAATAAGTGTTTGTTTCATCATCCCATTCATGTACAGCTTTTTTAAATGCTTCTAAAGACATTTGTTTTTCTGTATCATTACAATATGCTTCATATGCTTTTGTGTAATCATTAGGAAAGCCTATTCTACTATATTTGAAGTCTCCTTCCCATAATATATTATGGTTTTCATCTCTTGTAAAAGTGAAAATATCACCATATCTGTTTTTGTAAGTGTTTTTCATAAGTTATAAATGTTTTTCATATATCTGTTCCGTTTGATTGTGTTTCTTTAATCTGTATTCCTTCTTTGATTAATTCTATATATGCCTCGTAAGACCTCTGATTTAAATAAGTGAGGCTATTTTGCATATATTTTAATTTGTTTGTGTTTTCTTTTACAGAGGCTTCTTTTTTTTGAAGAACATCAAATTTAAGAGCTTCTATTAATTCTTGAGGAGTGTATTCTCCTTCAATAAGTATTTTATCAAATTTAATTCTACAATCATTAGGATTTTGTCTCAGGTTCCTACTTCCTGTAAATGTTTTTCCTTTATGTGTAAATGTATCTGTACCAGGAAATGCTTTCCACCACAATTCAAAGTCTGATGTTGTAGATTTTTTCTTCACTAATTTAGTTTGTTCTTTAGTGTCTAAAAAAACAAGGAGCTCAACACCAATTGTAGTGAGAGCTCCATTATCTGTAATCAATCCTTTTCTTACAAGGCCTTGGTGTATAGCACTAATTTTTAAACTGTTTTCTATTAATTCAGAAACATCATAATTCTCATGTATAAGTTTTAATAAAAATATATGATCTAAACTATATGATTTTTTAATTAGTTCTTCATAATGCCAAGGAGTAAGATTTAGTTTCATATGTTTCTTTTGTTGGTATTAATACTTGTATTATTGCAGGAAGTCTTTTCTTTCTTTCTTCCTCTTCCCATTGTTGAAATTCATATTCTTCTTGTCTATGTCTCTCTAAGAGCATAATATAATGTCTGTCTGATTCAACCTCCCAATCAAATAAGTCTTCAAAGTTAATACTTCTTTTCATAATTTTAAATAGTTATGTAATCAATTATAAATATAACTGTTACTGTTATTAATAAAACTTTTAATACAACTTTAAACCTTGTTTTTGTAAAATCTAATTCTTCTATATTTTTTTGTTTCATGATTTATATTTTTCTAATAATGTTAAATCTTCTGAATATGGTATTTTATATTTCTCTTTAATGACAATTATGTCACTAATAATTTGTACAATATCTTTTCTATAGTCTTCTTTAAATCTTATTATTTTTGTACTATTAAAAGATTCTATTAGATGATAGAGTTTAAGATATTTAGGCTCCAGTATTCTATTGTAAATAGCTGTATTTAAATTCATTCTTTTACTATTTCTATTAATTTTTTAAGACATTCAAGTTCTGCTTCTTCGTAGGTATCAAACAATATACGAGATTGATAATTAGAATGACAATACCATTTTTGTTCATCGTAATCAAATTCAGGATAATCCACTTTTTTATACTTCTCTCTAAACCATCTAAATGCTTGTGAGAATGTTGGTGCTGTACATAAACCAGCTTTTTTATCCATTTGATTGTTTTTAAATCCAATCATAGACCATCCACTTTTATTATGAGATGTTGAAAATGTTATTTCTACTCTATTATAAACCCAATATACAAAACAAGGTTCATCAAATCCTAATTCTTTTAAAGCTAATGCTTGTTTGTAAGGTATAAATAAATAGTTTAAATTATTTTCCATAATTATTTGTTTTTAATTCTCAGTCCAAAATTTCCATTAAACCAATCAAAAGTTTTCTCTCCATTAGCTTTATTACATCTAAATGTTTTTCTAATGAGCTTAACAGCATAATTTCTAAATTCATTATGTTGTTCTTGTGTCATAGTAATATTAAACCACCATTTATCATCATCCATAGTATCCATTAATGTTTTATCCACCATAGATAATTGATATTCTAATAAATGTCTTTCTATATTTTCTCTTGTTATTTTTTCCATTATTAAATAATTAATTAAATTTTTACATATTATATTAATATAAGAAAAATAATTTACAGCTTCACTACTTTTTTAAGTTTCGGGTCTTTCAAGCATTCTGAATTATTTTTTAATTTAAAACTATTACAATGCTTTTTTAATTTTAAAAACTTATATTAATATAATCTTTTATTTTACATAAAAAAGATTATTTCTAATAATATGTAATATTATTTTGCTTTACCCCATGATTCTCCATAGTTTGCATCAGCTTTAATTTTTAGGTTAGTTAAATAATGATTTCCTCCTGTTAACATTGCTTGCTCTACAGCTTCTTTAGCAATGTCTTTTAAATGTTCAGGACATTCACATACAATCTCATCATGAATTGTATTTACAATTTTAATTTGATTAATGTAATTGTTTTGTATAATCCAATCAAATAATATACTTGTGGCTAGCTTTAGTTGATGTGCTGATCTAGCTTGTACAGGGTTGTTAAGGCATAAACGTTGATATTCTGATTTAAGTTTAAAGAATTGACTAACCTCTGTTTTCTTAGATTTGTAATACTTAACAGCTATAGGATATATGTAGTCATATTTTCTTCCTTTTTCTTGTTCATCAAATTTCTTTTTGTAATCAAGCTTACCTTGTTTATACATTTGCCATTGTTCTTTTGTAATAGCTTCTACTTTTTCTTTATATTCTAAGTATTTATCAAACTTAGGGAGAGCTAATTTCCAACCATCAGCAGATTCAATATATCCTTTTTTAATAGCTACATTAAACACTTTATCACCCCATTCATATAATCCTGCATGTAATTCTTTAAAAGCATTTTCTATCTTATATGCTTCATCAAGAGGAATTCCTTCATTTTGATGTATTGTATATGCAGATCCACCATACTGGAAAGCAAATCTAGGACTCTTAGCTGCTTGTCTTTTATCTTTATGCTCTTTAATGATTGTTTCATCATCAAGAGAAGCTAGTTCAGGAAATAACACTCTAGCAAAAGCACAATGTAAATCATCTCCATTAACAACAGAGGCTGTCATAGCTTTATCACCTGATAAATCAGCAGCAACTACAGTTTCTTGACCTGAATAATCGCATACCACCATTACATTTCCTTTATTAGCAACAAAACAATTTCTTGTTACACTATCTGAAGGAAAGTTTAAGAAATTAATATTTCCTTTTCTAGTAGATAATCTAGCAGTATCAACCATTGGATTAAAATTAGTATACAAGCGTTCATTTTCAATCTGTTTGTATATAGTTTCTCCAAATGTTGTAACTCTATGATTAGCTTCTTGAAAACTAAGCCACATTTTTACAAACTCATGTTTAGATTTAGATATAATAGATTCATTAATACTATCTTTTCCATCTTTATCTTTTGTAGGAATCTTAAAAGCATTAAACACTTTAATCATTTGTAATGGAGAGCTTATTGATACATTTATTCTTTTTCTCTCATCAAACATATCAATTTGTCTATCTGCATATTGTGGAATATGGTCATAAATATACTCTTCAATTACTTGTTTCCATTTTAAGCTATTTTCTACATCTTCAATCATTTTATTCTTCCATGCTTCAGAGCTAATAGGAAGACCACATTGCTCCATATAAGCTAAAGCTCTAATATATCTACAATGCAAATTATAAGTGTCTGTAAACCCTCCAGAATCAATTTTATCTAAAAGAACATTATGTAATTCTATAAGTCTGTCAACATCATTAAATGAATACTCTATTGTACTTGGTTGACTAAGCTTTACTAAATGTATATTCTTTTGATCAGTTTTATCATACACAACTCCTAGCTCTCTTTTCATTACAGCACCAAAATCATGTGTATAAGGAAGAGAATAATTATCTTTATCTTCTGCTCCATTATACAATATTTTACTAGCAAGCATTGTATCATAAACTTTCTCAGGATAGAATGAATGCTTATACATAAAACCTAAATCGAACAATATGTTATGACCTATTAGTGTCTTACCAGTAATATAGGGAACAACATCTTTAAATTCATAATCATCATTATACATAACAATGATATAGTTGTTATCTCCTGTTCCTAGTTGAACACAAAATATGTCACAATTTCTTGGTTGCAAGCCAGTTGTTTCAGAGTCAAAACTTATTACATCTCCAAGAATCATATCCTCAAGAGAACAATAATTGTATTCTCCTATTTTCTCAAAATAACTTCTATTCTTTGTTATTATATAATTCATAATTTATTCTTCTGTACGTATTCTAATTATAACTTTCTCATCTACAAAGTTAGGAACTATTTGCTCATCTTCATCAAAGAAGTCTTCAATAATTTCTAACTCAAGCCACCCATCACATTCATTAAGAATGTAATTTATTTCTTCTATAGATATAGGATATAAATTTCCTGAATCTCCTCCTTCATCTATAAAACCTATTTCATGAGGTTCTACAATAACATCATCTCCATCAACAATAAATAATTCTACAGGAGATCCATTATCAATAATAAATTTCTCTTCATTTCTAGGAATGCTGTCTAATTCAAATAATTGAATTCCTTCTTCAGAAGCTTCAATAAACAACATTCCTTTCTCTAATGTTTTAGGCATATAGCTCTTAAGAACTAATTCACATTCGTAGTAATACATTTTATTTTATATTTTCTAATGGATAAGCGTTTAAAATTGAATTAGCTGGAACCCATATTGTGTTATTTCTAATTCCTTCTTCAAATTCACGATGATAGTTACTTCCAGAGTCTGAGTGTATTTCAACCTTTTCATTAGCATTTTTTAATGCTTCTTGTACATGTAATTTAGCAAATTCAATCATTAATTTTTTAACAGTTTCAAATTCCCAACTACTTGTCCATCCATCTGAAATAAAATCTTCTTTCCATATAAGTTCTTCTGCTGTTGTTATCATTTCTCTATAATTACGTATTGTTCATTATTTAATGTTTTTACATTCTCAGCATTTTTAATTTCATCCCATTCTCTAAATTGTAAGAGAGGGAATGTTCTTTGCATATAAATTAGTTTCATGGTTTATGATATTTAGGATAGCCTTTAGGACATTTATTAGGATTTCTCCTTACTTTATCCTTTTTAATAATCTCTCTTGCTTCTTCTAATGAATTCACAACACAATATTTTTTTTGATAATCAATTGAATACCAAGTATAGCTAGAATCTTTATCAACTCCATCCATCGAACCAAATATCCATTCTAATAAACTTCCACATTGTGGAATAAATTCATTTTCACTAATTTGTTTTATTCTATATATCATAATATTGTTTTAAAATTATGTCTAATCACTGTATCTATTTTATTACTTAAATCTGTAATGTATGTAGAAGAGCTAACTTCTTTTACATTATATGTAGCTTGAAGCATTGCTTCAGCTAATGGCATGAGTTCTAAAGCCTTTTCTTTAAATTCTTTACTGATTGTACCACCAGGAGTTAAATCATCTGTATAATCAGCTAAAAGTGATATTAATACAGCTATTGTGTGGCATAACTTAGCCTCTTCTTTCTTTGTCATAATTGTTGTATTTCTTTTTTTACTTGTTCCCAATAATCTCCTTCTCTAATTGCAAATTTAATAACTGCATTTCCTACAATATCAGTTCCAGTATTAAGATTGAAAGAATTTATAATCTCATCAACTGCATTAAGAGCACATTGTTTGATTTGGTCATTATACATGGAAACAGGAAGACCTTTTGAATCCTTATTTCTTCCTCTTAATTTTAAATAATGAATTACATCCATTTTTTGCATTAATTGTTGTGCTTTTTCTTTAGGTGTCATAGTTCAATGTTATTAATTTCAACAGATACAAAATCTCCACTATCTAATACTATTTCTTCATTTATATATCTATCTCTAGCTATTCTTACAGCAAAGTCTTCATTACTAGCTTTTACAGTTACAATTCTACTTAATGTTTCTTTTATTTCTATGTTGTATTTTTTCATAATGTTATAAGTTCTTCTTGATGAATACTAATCTCTTTTGTTGTTTCTTCTAGCTTTCTAAATCTATCAAGTTTAAATGCAGGCTCTTGAAACTTATTAATCAACTGAAACCACCTTGGTGGGTTATGAAGTTCTTCAAGCAATACACCTGTAACAATTCCATCATTATCATGAAATCCTCTTATTGTGTATTGCTCTCCTTCTTTCACCCACTGTGGCATATCTTTTCTTAATTCAGCTATTGTATGTAAATTCATTGCTGCATTAATACATACAACTTTATCACCTATTGAGAACATAATTAATAAGTATAAAATTCAATTTTGTATCCTTCAGAGATAATAACTCTTAAACATCCTAGTGTATCAAATAATTGTATGTATGTTGTTATTCCTTTTTCATCTAAACATTTAACAAATTGATATTCTTCTCCACCATTTGTTTTTCCTTCTACAACTCCTCCTATTTGATAATAAGTTCTATTATTACCATTAGAGAAATAAAAAATAATTTTTCTTTTTCCACTAGCATTAAATACAACAGTTACATCAGCTTCTTGAGACTCTGATGTTACAAAATCAGAAGTTACAATCATAGAAACATATTTTCTAACAAATTTTTCTTGAGCAAATGTTATTGTGCTACACAATAACATTAATAATAATATTTTTTTCATATCATCTACATTGTCCTACTTTAGGAATTTCTGAAGCCACTGTTGTTGTGTGATTTCTTTCTCTTTGTACACCTGTACAATCATTAATTGTTGTATAAGCAGTGTAATAATTAATTGCAGGGTTTTGTGGAGTACCCACTACATTAAAAGTTGTAGCTTCAACCACTCTATCACAATTACAATCTTCTGCAACTGTTTGAGTATCATCACTATTAGATGAACAAGACATAGCCATTACTATAATAGCTGATAATAATAATTTTTTCATAATTTTTGGTTTTTAGTTTGTAAAATCTGGTGTAAAGTTAAAATTTATAATTTCACTAGCACTAGTTATTTTCTTATACACTGTAGTGTTATCAAACTCAATTACAGCTTCTTTAAAATTAACAGCTTCAATTATCTTTTCTAAATCTTTACATTCATCATTAATCTCTGTATAATAACAGAATAAATATTTTTCCATAATAAATAATATTAAAATAAAAAGCCCTAATTGCTTAGGGCTAATTACAAACAAATTAATAACTTATTTTTTAATAACCCAATTGTTCTAATCTATATTCATCAGCTGTAACATATACAATGCTGTTTGTTATTCTATAATCAAACCATAGTCTAATATCATTAGCTTTTTGTTTGAATTGATGAAATTGTGTTGGTTGCATTTCTACTGTTTTCATGATATTGATTTTAATAGTTTTTTGAATTCTTCTTCATCTTGTGTAGAAAGTTTAAACTTGTCTTTGTGTAACTTTAAACTAGACATAAACTGTGCATGATCATATTTTACACAAGTATTAATAAAACTAACATAGCTAGCAATAAAGAGTTTATTACTAAGTCTATCCATTCTAGGAACTATTTTAAGAGCATCAGTTACACAATTAAGAAGATAAACAGCACGTTTTTCATCATCAATAGTAAACTCACCTCTTTTAATATTTTTAGATATAACATTATTACCACCTGAACGTGCTATACAAGAATTATTCATTAATATTTCAGATAATTGATTAAGCTCAATATCATATGTATTAAAATATTTATTCAATTTAACGTAGTCTTTATTAACATTAGCCCATACAGTGATGTAATCTTTCATACTCCATGATTTAGAGCTAGCATTTAATAATGCTAAATGTTCAGCTAAATCAACAGAATTTTTAATTGATATTTCTGTATAAGGAACATCCCAACCCATTCTTATTAAAGCATGATACAAATGTTGTCCATCAATAATGTATGTTTTTTTACTCCCATCAACAAAATCAATTGTTGATACAACAACAGGTCTTACAACTCCCATTTTTTCTAATGAGTTTGCTAATTTTGTAACGTGACTAGGAACAATAACTCTATTGATTCCAGCTAATACAGAAAATCCTTTATTTCCTGTAGTTTTTAATGTTTTAATTTCCAATGTTTTTTTCATGTGTTCTGTGTTTTTAATTATTAATTTGTTTATAAATCTAGCATGTACGAGCACTTTTCACAGTTGTGTTGTTGACCAATGATCAACTTGTAGT